TCATTTCAGCAGTCTTGCTATTGGGTTCTTGGTGATGGCGTCGTCTAGGTGATTCGGGGCGAAGTGGGCGTAACGCATGGTGTCTTTGATATCAGAGTGACCGAGTATGTTTCTGAGTACTAATATGTTGCCACCGTTCATCATAAAATGGCTGGCAAAGGTATGACGTAATATGTGAGTCATCTGCCTTTCAGGGAAATTTAATCCAGTTCGCTTGATTGCCTGTTCAAATGATTTTCTGCAAGGTCTGAATAATGCACCGCGAACGTGGGGCAATATATCTGCTAATTCTTGTGCAATGGGGACGGTACGATTTTTCTTACCTTTGGTTTTAACAAAGGTGATGCGGTTGTGGGCTATTTGGCTACCGCGCAATCCTTCCGCCTCTGACCATCGACACCCAGTAGCTAAACAAATCATGACTATAGTTTTTAAGTGTTCATACTTGGCATTGCCACATTCGGTTAAAACGAGTGGGATCTCTTCTGGATACAGATACGCCAATTCAATATCATCAATTTTAAATTGTTCTATCCCCTCAAGTGGATTAGGTAAAGACCATTCTCCCAGCTTTTTAAGTGTCGTAAACACAGTGTTTAAATATGCGTGTTCATGGTTAACCGTATTAGGTTTTACTTTGTTTCTATTACCTTGGGCATCTTCAATTTCACCATCCAGGCGCATTTGCCGATAATGAGCAAAATCGTTAGCGGTTATCTTGTTAGCGATAGGGTCGCCCATGCCATCGCAAATCATATTAAGTTTAGTCATGCGTTGTTCAGGTTTCACTAGTTGGCGACCGTGTAAATCATGCCATATAGTTATTAATTCAGATAATTTACGGTTGTCGACTGCTTCACCCAACCATGGTTTCGATTCGACTTTTTTTAAAATATATGACTCATAGGCAAGTGCTTCTCCTCTAGTGGCAAAAGTTTTTCGTATGCGCTTGCTGTTACGGCCATTGGTACGTAAGTCGAGTTTCCAAGGCGTGTTACTACCGTCTTTAGTATTATTAATAGACATTAGTTAACTACTTGGGTTATCTGGGTAATTTACTAGAAGTATTAAAGCTAGCCAGCTAAAAGAAACTATTTTCGAACGAATAGAGTGACCTTTACGAAGTGTGAACCAAGAAAAAATGATTGGCATAATAAAGACACCAATACCTAAAAGTAGGCTTACTTTTCTGTCTAATGAGTCAACGTTTAAAGTAGAGTTGTCATAATTATCTCTCGTGTTAATGCTTTTTATCGAGTTTGTTGTTTTGGGTTTTATTATAGGGTTTGGGTGATTTATTCCCAAGTAACTTACTATGTCTTCTTTAGGTATTGCTTCACCAGTGTCCTTAATTATGATGTCACCTTGAATTCTATCGATCCTAAATTGTCTTGCTGCATTTTTATAAAAGCAAAAGCCATGTAAGTAGGTATATTCGTTTTGAACTAGTTTATCCAATCTGAATTCTCGTGAACTAGGTTCATTCTTAAAATCAACATAATCAAAAACTATAACAATTGACTGTTCTAATGTGGTTGCAATATCAATTAAAGAGTCAGTTGACTCTTGGGTAGAGTAAGATGATGTATTGGGTGCTACAGTAGAAGGTTTATCAATAACACCATCAATATCGCTGAAGCTAAGTAAAATATCTTTTGCGAGTTCTGTGACTATGTAATTGTTAAAGTTGCAATCAATGACATCAAGCCATACTGCTGCTTTAAATTCTCTGGGATAATCAAAGTTTTCAAAAGATAAGGATAAGTCCGCTATATATTGTTGTTGTAGACTCTTTAGTAGTGTATTTAAAGTCGGTAAGAATTTTATGACAATAGGGAGAGGAAATAACGGTGTATTATTTTCTTGATAATTAATTAACTCTTTTATTAGTGATGGCTTACTTTGACTAACTTTAATGCCTAATGGTTTTACAATGGTTTTTAGCTCTGAGAGTTTATAATTAGAAAAAAAATTTGACCAATCCTCATCATCAACAAGTTCTTTCTTTTTGGCAATACCCGCCTTGATAAATGCTTTAGCGACATTATCGTTAATGACGAACCATTCATATTCATCTTCTAGTACATCGGGGTCATAAATATCAATAAAGTCAGACCAATACTTTTTAAGCCAAGAGTTAGTACCGAGGAAATTATTACGGTTTGACTCAATAACAGCATCAAAAGGCTCAACTTCAACTTCATAAGCGCATGCTGAATCGAAACAACGTTTATATATTGTGATAAATTGCTCAACGGTAGAGGGTTTGTAATCCTGTAGGTCAGCACGAAGTTCAAATAAGTCTGAAACATCTTTAAATTTTACAGAGGTCCCTTTGGGAGCTGGCATGCGTTTAGCTGTGTATTTGCCTGTTTCGTTGAAAAAATGGGAATGATTCATTTTAAATCCTTTGAACTTATTTTTATTTAAACGCTTTCTAAAATTGAAACCACCTTACCATGCACTGTTGTTGTATTTGGATCTATAGGGTATTTGTCTGATCCATCGACATAATATACTTTGCTGTCTGGTAATTGCTGTAACTCACCTATTTGGAATACGTCATTGATTGAAAATAGGTACATACCTTTTGTTACTGTCGAAGATTTTTTATCGATGAAATATGAAGCCTTGTTGGTTATGGCCACAGCGTCAGTAGAAGGGGAAATCCCTATATTTAACCAAAAGAAATCATTGGCAATATACTTAGTTTTGGCAGTCAATTTGCCGTTTTCAAGTAAGTAGGTATTGCTACAGGCTTGTACACCGTTAGTTAAAGTTTGCTCAGACAAATTATCTTTAATTGCAGGTGCTACTGTATTCTCTTGAACCTTGCGATCCTCCCACTCGTAACCGAAGCATAAATAATGCATAGATGTACCAGTAGCTAAATGGATTCTGCAAAGCAACTCATGCGGAGTAACTTTTCGTGTTTGCCAAGTAGACAAAGTACCTATGCTTACAGATGTAGCATTAGATAATTCAGTCCTGTTATTAAATTTTAATATTTGAATCAGACGTTTAATTATTTGGGAACCGCCATCATAGTGAGCAGGTTTACCTAAGGGGTATCTGAAATACTTTAAATTTTGATTTATAGTTGCGTAACTTGGTGTCGTAGTAGGGTTGGGACAAAACTGCATAACGTTAATATCACCAACCACAGTATCAAAAAGAAGGTACTCAATTGAAATTCCTGTCGCTAAATGAATGCGTATTAACAGTTCATATGGAACTGTTGAACGTGTTTGCCAGGTTGCGATAGAACCAGGTGAAACACCTATTATCCCCGATAGTTCTACTTTACTTCGTAAATTAAAAATATGTAAAAGCCTGTCTATTACAACCTTCCCCCCCTCAACATTTAAAAGGTCTAATGTTTCATTTTGAATGTAATTCTGTTTTTTGTTGACTTCGCTATCTGTTTGATCAATCATTATCTCACCAAGTGACGATACTGTTAAGTAGCCTTAGACACTACTCAACACCAAATACAATTGAATAGAGGGTAACACTAAATGACCAGATCTGCTTATCAAATTGCTAGCCCATTCGTATCATTTGAAGAGTATTCTCGGCTGTCTGGAGTGCCGATCAATACTATTCGTTGTATGGTAAGGGAAGGGCGCTTGCCTATCCGCACCAAGTTAAAACCACAAGAAAAACCACTTATCAACATGTTAGCGTTAATGAGAGAAGCGGATGAGCAGTGTTTAGTTGCTTAATCCGCTTACTATCACTTTGACTATTTTTCTCTTCAATTGAATATTAGCAAAAAGGAATTTTGCCGCTATGTATGAAAATGATACGAGTAAACATAAAAACCGTCATGTGAATGGTTCTGTCCGTCAGTTTGCACATGATGAGAATTTAAAAAAGGTCGCAGAGGCCGCAAATTTTCACAGTTCACAAATGCTACGCAACAAGTTGTGTTTAGAACAACCGCACCAACTTACGGTGCACGAGCTGGTGCAGATATCACGAGTAACTGGTAATCGCTGCATTGTTGACGGGGTGTTGTTAGATCTCAATTGTGCGCCATCGGTATCGTTAGATTCGTTGAGTTGTGCTGATAAAACCGAGTTAACCGACCGAGCGTTAGATATTAGCGCCAATGTCGCTCAGTTAGGTTCGCTGGCATTAGATGTAAAAGTAACAAAACGAATTACCGAGCGTATGCGGCATGAAACATTAAAACGCGCCAGTTATGTGATGACCGAGCTTGCGATATTCGTGCATGACGTAGAACAGAAATTTCAAGCTATCCCAGTGCTAACCGTTGCGAGTGATGCACTGCAAGCGATGCCTATACCGGGTTTGATGTAAGGCTTTTATAAAAGGAATAAATAATGAATACATTAAAAAAAGATGAATCAGCAATAATGCCCGCAGTGATTAACGCGGCCAATGATGTTGAGTCTCCCACGTTGAGCGAGCGCTTTAATGATATTAGAGCCATGTTGGGTAGAAACTTTGCAGCAGCCCAATACAACAAATTAACTGACCAACAAAAAGCGATGATTTTGTTTGGTGCCCGTATTAAGCCCAGTTCTCACATTAACACCCCACTAGAAAGCATGACGTTCGAAGAACGTGAGCAGATCCGCTTATCGATTATTGCCCTTAGAAATTTAGGCCAGTCATTTGGCGAGAGTTTATTAAGCCGTGACCAATTCAGCGTTAAAGCAAACCGTAAATTACATGCATAAAAAAGCCACATTCGTTTGCACCGGATGTGGCCACATCAATTCAAACTAAACCAGACAGGATTAATATGAAATCAACACCGCAAAGCTTATCAATAAATCAGGTTGTTAGCAACGAAGCTAATCGCGTTATCGCCTCGCTGTATTTAAAAGGTTTCTCGTGTGAGCCGACCATTGTCGAGTCAGTGCTCGAATCGCTGCTTGAAATTGCTCAGGTGGCAAAGTTGCCCGTCGCATCACAACTTAACATCCGCTTAATAGCTCTCCGCAATAAGATCCGAGTAAACCAAATACAAATGCAAGAGGTGGCGTAATGAGTGCTGATAATTCGAGCCAAGACGCATGTTATATCGCGGAGTTAGACAATCGCTGTTTTTTACGGTTGCTAAAAATTCACCTCGATGGATTTAATCAGGCTGTTGAGGATGGTTTTTTTTCAACTGCTCATTATCACTTAAATACCATCTCTGCAATGCGTTCTCTATCAAACATTGTGCTGCAGGGGGATTTTGTTGATGAGTCGCTGAGCGCTCTTTATTTCCTATTGCTAGCAGCAATTAAAAAATCTCAGTCAGAAGGGGCGCTTAAATGAAATTATTTAATGTTGATCCAACCGAAGTTGAAGTGCTCACTGTTTTTGCTATCAATTGTTTCATGTGTGCGAACACTCATTATGTTCAAAGAGAAAGAACAGTGGGGGATGCAATTAATAGCGCAGCTAAAGACGGTTGGCACGGTTATGAAATTGACAGTGAAACTTGCTCTGCTGCGTGCCCTACATGTATTCAAGAAGTGAAAGAAAATGAAGCGGAAAATTTTACAGAAACGGTTGAGTTAAAACTACGAGTTAGTCCAAGTGCAACTAGCATGACCATTTTGGAAAAAGAAGTGAGGGGAGACATTAGGTCATGCGAGTTATTTCCTACAGCGGGTCCAGTCTGTGATACCAAAAAAGATTTTGTTTTAACCCCGCTAGAGGAATTTAGACACTACACGGCTATCAGCAAAATGAAGGCTGTTAACTTGTATTTTATTCGTGAATTCGCTTTAGAGCAGTTAGAAATATCCAAAGATGCTGCACTTGTTTCATTTTGGAATGGCAATCGGGACAGTATTCCATTTATGAAGGCTGATGCTTTTGAATGGGCTCAACTTGCTAGAGGCCTTGCTCGTGAAATTAAAAAGAAGGGTGGTTTATGAGCAAAGCAAACAAAGCCGCCTTTGAACATATCTTGAGCCATTATCGCGGCAATAAACAATCCCTTGTTGGTGAAATCAAGATACTGATTGATAACGATAGCGTGATCGACAATGCGCGCCTAGTGAATATTGCTAAATATTGCGGTGCACTTGATTGTTTGTATTGGCAAGCGCTGGGTAACGACCTTACCAATTTAGCCAAAGGGATCCGTCGAACACTCACTAAAGCTCATGCGTTTCATGGCATCGAGGGGTTGTGATGGATTTCGAGCAACTCGAACGCCAAGCCGGGATTAATCTCTCGGCTATTTTTTTGACTGTTTCCGATAAAGCAGATCTTAATTGGTCGAAAAGGCAGCTTGACGGGTTACCGGATGAGGTGGCCCGCAGCTTATTTAAGGAGTATTTACATAAGTGGCGCGCGGACAAACCTCGCGCTAAACGCAATGCCAACATCTGGCTGCGTAAACGGGTAATCGCGGTTAATGACATGCTGCACACATTCCCAATACCCATTTGGCATTTACAAACCGATGTACGCCGTGCAGCCATAGCCCACGAATGGGCTAATCGATGTTCGACATTACTGCATAACGCCACCGAATACGGCAGTACACAAATTGACGCATTAGAGCTCGTTAATCGGGTCAAGCAGCCTGCCGACATGTGGAGCTTTAGCCCACCAATGCCCAGTGTTAAGCATTACCAAAAGCGTAAGGAGAAAGGGGAGTTTGATAACGACCCACGGATGTATAACGCCATTGCAGGTGCCATTGCCCGATTAACTGATGAGTCGTGGTGGCTGCGAAAACTGGATAAAACATTTCGTCAATATCAAGAACACGCCGCCATAGTCACAGGTAAGGTACGCGCTGGCGTGTCTGCTTATGTTTCCTATCAATGTTTAAAGGCCTACCAACAGCGTAAACAGGCCGCAGCGGCATGGTTAAATCAAATGCTCGTGGTTAACGAAGCACAAGGGCTAGAGCTTAGCCTTGCAGAAGCCGTGGCTGCATCGGTGGCTAACCCTGAAAATCGCCGCGCCGAACTCATGGTGCGTATGCGTGGATTTGAAGAACTTGCCATCGACACGGGTTACGTTGCCGAGTTCTATACCATCACCTCACCGAGTCGCTACCACTCATGGAAAAAGAGTAAACAAGGGCCGTGTTATTCAAATAAAAAATATGACGGCGCCAACCCAAAACAAACTCAAGCGTATTTGTGCCAACAATGGGCCAAGGCTCGCAGTAAATTAGCGCGTAATAATGTCGACCTGTTTGGTTTTCGGGTGGTAGAGCCGCATCACGATGGCACCCCACATTGGCATATGGTGCTGTTTATGCGCCCCGAACAATTAGCGCTAGGGCGTGGCATTATTCGCGATTATGCGCTTGAGCATGATTTAGATGATTTTGGTAAAGCTCCCCACGATATTGAAAACGACTATCAACGCTATCGTGCTCGTTTTGATTTTAAAACTATCGATCCAGAGCAGGGCAGCGCTACGGGTTATCTGACCAAATACATCGCTAAAAACATTGATGGTGCCTACGTCAACAGTGACTTTGAGGCGGAGTCATCGGGTAAGCATGGCGCAGATGGTGTGACCGCATGGGCTAGCACATGGAATATCAGACAGTTTCAGCAAATTGGTGGGCCCTCGGTCACAGTATGGCGTGAGCTGCGCAGACTACGAGAAGAAGTTGAAGGCGATGAAATATTAGAGCGAGCTCGTAGCGCGGCAGACTCAAGTAACTGGCAACGCTTTATTGAAGTGATGGGTGGGGCGAGTTGTAAACGTGCCGATCGCACCATTCAGCTAGCCAAAGTGGTGAATGAAGCCGCCAATCTCTATGGCGAAGATGTCACCAAAATCATGGGGGTGATGTCGCGTGAAAACCACACACCAATCAACACCCGTCTCGAGGGGTGGGAAATTAGAGCGCCGCGCGATGACAGCAGCGAACCAGATGCGTTTGATTTGGCTCTTGACTCTTCTTTTGATCTTGCTTCTAAAAGTGGCGACAGCCGCGCACCTTGGAGTTCTGACAATAACTGTACGCAGGTGAAAAAACAGCCTCAAACCTTGAGTGATCACGACCGACAGTTAATGACCGAGGCTAAAAAGTTGGGACTCGAGCGCGACAGCATTAAACGTTTACGTGCAGGCGCAGTGATTGATAATGCGGTTAATGGTGTTAGCCAATATGTTCGTCTTCGAAATGGCATCTTAATTAGCAGCAAACAGCCACCAATGCCAGCGAACGCCAGCGCGCAAAGTGAGGGCGATTGGTGCGACAGCCATACCGACCAACTTATTGATGCGGCTAACCGAGATAATAATGCCGCGATAAATAAGCAATTGCGCAAAGAAGCTTGGTCGCTGCTCGATGCTAAAGGTGAACACGATGGGGATGTTGACCAATGGCTGCTGGATATGCCGCGTCAGCATCACCAACTTGCAATGGACCAGTTGCAACAAGTGATTGAATTGCAGCAATACGAGCACAGCTTTAATACGCCAATAACATCAGAGTCCGAGCGATGGCCTGAGCATGAACCAGAGGAAAATAACGAATATGAATTGTTCTAACCTTAACGCTAGCCACAATGACCAGATTCATTTGCAGGCATGTTTAGCCAGGTATCAACGCTGCAAACAAAAGTTGGATTTCTGCAATCGTGCACTTGTTCGTCAATGGCTAGATGCTCTGCCAGACGGTGAGCGTGAGCAGTGCCGAACCGTATTAAATAATCTAGTTGCAGTGCGCCGTAATAAAAGAGGTCAACATGAAAAATCGATCTAAAACCAAAGTTATCTTATTCCCTGGTCACGAAACTGTGTCCGGTATCGATGCCCTGATAAACATGACCCGTATAACCAGTGAGGCGAAAATTAATGCTTTAAAAGCTCACTTAGTGGATGGGTTACCCGCAAAACATGCTTATTGGCGTCATCACGTTGACCAGCAGCATTTTAGCGAGGCGCTAAGAAAATTAAATCGAGCGGCAGAACTGGCACTGAAATATAGTGAGGCACACAAATGAATAAAAAACATGGGTTAACTAGTGTTGAAAAACCATTAAATCTATCTAAAGCCAATTGTGGTTGGTATATCGCTCAGGCACTAAACGCAATGAGACCAATAGTGATGGATGACCATCATCATTTTGCAGGTTTCTCATTGTTAAAATCGACACTGGCGCAAGACGTTCGGTCCATGTTTGAGGGTTATGAGGTGGTAGAAGCAAGAGTTCATCTATTTGAACCGGAGGATTTCGTGGTTAATCACATTGATAACGCCTATGGGGATGCAACTGCTTATATTTGTCGACTAGACAGTTACGGCCCTTCACGGTTTTCAATCAATAATGAACCAGTCGAAGAAAAGCAGGGCCATTGGATGGCGATCCCAGCGGGGCTAGGACACGCTGTTAGCGTGGGGAATGAGCCTAGGGTTTCTATGGTTGTGTGGGCAAATAAATTACTGGATTGAATAAAAAAACGCTTACAACAAATGCTGTAAGTGCTAAACATTCAATTTGTTGGCTAGATATAGTACATATATGAATTCAATACATTTTTTTCTAATGAGGCCAACTCACTACGTATTTGTTTAACATATACGTCATCAAAATTGAGTTGGTCAAACTCATTCACACATGCCTGGTACTTTTTTAATTTGTCTGCAGGCGTCCCTAGGTTGCTTATTAAATCTTCCATAATGCGATTCCGTTACAGTGAATAATTATCATTTACTGATATAAGTAACAAATTATAGTCAATACAGCAGAACTGGGACGTTTTTTATGAAATTATTTAATATTTTATTTTTAATTATCTAGCTATCCCTTCTTAAACAGTTTGTTAAGTGTTTTTCAATGGTGTTTTATCTATAGAAGGTTGAGAGATCTCTTACAAGATGATGGGAGTAAAGGCTAGTTCACTAGCCTTACTTATCCGCTATCTAAACGATTGTCTGTCTTGGTAGTAATTTTTTGCGGCATCGATAGCCACTGAAATGAGCGCCATTAACAGCAGTCCAGATAAGGCAAATTTAAGATATGGGAAGGTGTCATAAATGAACATAGGGTTAAAATCAGTATAATGTCTGATCCCTTGCTCAATAGCTGAAAACAGGTTAATGATGATAGAGAGGCATAAAATACCTATGATGGACATTTCATTACTGGTGAATTGGTAATACTTACTGGAGTAATGCGCTATTTTACTGAGTATTCCCCACTCTCTGGCTGCAACCCAATTGGCGGTAGCCTGTCGGTAGATGACTAATAAAATAACAGTTAAGTCGAGCAGGCTTATTGCCACGTAATAGAATGCTCCCCAAGTTAAAATGACATCTAATATAACGATGTCTAATGTTTTAACTAATGTTAGTGTACCTATTAGCCATCTGATATTTGGGGAACGGGCACTAATCCCAAAAGCGACCAACATGATCGCCCACGAAATTACATTAAACGAGAATTGAAATTGTTCCATTATCATTGTCGCTATTATTGGCTACGGTTAATGGGCTATCGTCATTATTCACTGAATTGTGGAGCGATTCTTGGGCCATGATATTTGGCTTAGGCCTTGCAATGCCACCGCCGACAGAAAGTTGGGGTAAATTTGAATCTACAACATTTTCTTTTGACTGACTAGGTTTGTCATTAATAGACAATGAGTTACTTGTCATCTGTGTGTTTACATATGTTGGAATATTTGCCGGGATCTGCATAATCCTTTTCCTTATCTTTTTTGAATATCGTTTTTGTTAATAGATTGTTGGAGTTGAACCCTGTCATCATACATAAGTGTAAGAACTGAGACAATTTAGGTTCTGTAATTCCATCTTCCCAATTGTATATTGTTTGCCTTGAACACCCCAGTTTAGTGGCTAATTGGTTAACGCTAAGCTTTTGCGACAATCTGATAGTTCTAACTATGTCCTGTGTTGACTGCATAAACCCCTTCCGTGTGAGTTACAACTCGCTATATTTGTTACGAGTGTATGGTTATTGTTTTTAGTGAAGTCACATTTGTATCATTACATATACAATTAGTCTAATTTTTTTGACGTGCACCCTGATATGATCCGAGCGGGCCTTATTAACTGGAGGAATTGGGGATGTGTATCTATATTGAGCAGGTTGATTTTGTATTACGTTCACTAGATACGCGAAGTACTGCACTAGACCAAAACATCGCAGTGTCACTTATCGCAAATATTATAAAAGACGCAAAAAAAGACGAAGATATGAACGCCGCATTAGAGGCTGAGATTACTTCACGCTCAACAATGAACTGAGCTACATTAGGGCTAGCTCTTGTTGTAATTGCTGGCGCTGCTGCGGATCCATCGCTTTAGCCAGTTCAGACACAAGGGCGCTACATGTTAATGCACTGGGGCTTAACGTGTGACTGAAACTTAAATTAGTCACAAACGTATGGCCGCATTCAGGGTCAGTGCATGAACAATATAAATCGGCATGCCCCATCGTCAGCCGATTTGTTTTACCGATAATCGCTTTTGCGTTACACACATTACAATGAACTCGCATCACAATCTCCCAATCGATGAACGCTAATAGCTACAGTTTATAGTCAATAGTCAATATAGTAGAGTGTACGCCAATCCACTGTTTTTTTAAACAGTGTACTAATGAGCATATGTGAATTTGTTTCTGAAAGTTTAATCAGTTACCATGCAACTTTATGACTATGAATATATGTATTGAGGTATTTGTGAAAGGGAATTTTTGTAATGTTGGTAAGTTTACTCCTTCAGGTAGAGCTAAGGATGCAATAAAAGACATGAACAACGTTTTGGATATGTCCAGCATTCTTAGTAAAATTATAAGTATGGTGCCATTTTTTCAGATATTTGCCGGAAAAAATTCATTCTTGGGAGTTGCGACAGCCTCTGCTAGTTACAATGTTCGTACCTACGAGTGGCAAGCATTTGCAGATGCAGTTAATGGCATAGAATTAGTCAAAAAAGAAAGGTTATTTTTTATTGCCACTCAAGCTGAATTATATTCTGTCGGTGAAGAGCGAAAATTTTGGAGGTGTGTTTCGAATGCACTATAAAAAAGCAAAATTGTTGTTAGGTGCAATAGCGTTAATATCTTTTAATTCAGTAGGTGTATCTTGGCCCTATGATGAAAGTACGCTGTTAAATAACATGAATAATACATATTCAGCTCTAGAGTCTAAGACCGGGGCTTGTATGGAGTTAAGTAAGCGAGAATTAACGTCGATTAAAAGTGATTGGCTTTATGCTCAAGATAAATTAAAACAAAAAATCATTTTGTTAGTTGTATCGAGAATCGCCTCTGAACGCTGCGTTGAGGAAGAAAAAACAGCTTATACAATGGCATTAATGAATTATACGTCAGAGACTGAAGATAAAACTAATATAGATAAGTGGGTCGTACTAAATAAATCTTTCTACACACAAGAAACATTAAATTTATTATCAGATGTCGATCCTGAAAAAATAATATCCTTGTCAAAAAGTGCTGAGTTGAGCAAACCTTTTGACCCTAGAATTGCTTATGAGTTTATCACTCCTGAAAGCATTGATTGAATAAAACCTATGTAAGGCCTTATATTTATTTTTAAGGCTTTACATGGATTATTACTCACTCCAAATCAAACACTAATTTCAATCTGCCGCCAATTTCGGGATCTCGCGCTATAGCATCAACCATTTTGTTTATCAGCGGTTTAGTCTCGGCCTTAAAATACATCTCGCCATACTTGGTCGGGTCGCCAAATCCTGCGGCGTTCGTTGGGATCATACCGCCTAGGCCTGCGGGAAATCGATGCGCGTTAAATACATCTTGCGCGCTAACCGCTTTGACATTGCTGAATTCATCTTTTGATTCAAAGTTACCGACAGGGATTATTTGCAGACCTTTTTCTTTGCCGTTGGGGATATTGACAAACAGGCTTTTAAAGTTGCCCACGCCTTTAGAGTCTTGAATTTTCTGCTTAATCTCATTTTCAACTTTGGGGTCTAAATTGGGATCGGTGGCATACATGATAAAACCCATGTGGGCGCCGTTTAGAAAATATTTGCGGCGAAACAAAGTTGCGTCTTCGTTGAGTAGTGCAGCTTGCATACCGCCGATATAATCGGCCAAGCCGTACACTTGCTGCACCGGATCATACTGGCGCACCCAAACGATATCAGCTGCTTTATAGCGTTTAAGCTGGTCGTCACGTTCAAGCACCACAGCGCCGCCATCTGCTGCCACGCGGGTCCGGTAACTGGGCAGTGGAAACAACCGCAAGGCACGGCCAAAGCCATCGCGAACTTTAAGCAGCGCCACATCACCAAACATGATTTGATTAGTAAATGCAGCTTCAACATGCTGCGCTGTCATGCAACCAGAGATAAAACGGCTAGCAGCCATGTTAACTCGGCTTTGTAATATGCCGCCATGCTGGGCGTTACGCCGAGGCAAGTTGGCCAACAATCCTCTGTCGATTGGCGGCTCCCAATAGCGATCATAGTCATTAAAATGCAGTGAGTCGTAATCCGTCAACCACATATTCGGCATCACGGCTTCAGGCATGCTAAACACCACAGTGCCATTGCTACTTGTGTGTTCTGTTTCGTCTATGGTTGCGTCGTTAGCGGCTGTTAGCTTTGCATCGCCCATGTTGATTTCCTTTTGTGTAAATGGTTGAGTGGTTCGTTGATGATGGCGTGGCTCAATGCCCAAAAACCGTCAGCATGGCCCACTTTGTCAGAGCGGTCGGCTTTGAATGTCATCATGTTGCCACTGCCAGTCATGCCGCGCTTTATTGCCATGAATGCGGCGGGTAAATCTTTCATGTCTTGATCGAGTTGCAAGCGGTTACCTTCGACAACATCTATCATTTTTAATACCAGGCGATTTTTGCTTTCATTACTGTAGTGAATGGCCGTGGCTTCACGAGGGTGTAAATCATGAATCGTGTCCCAAACACCTGCGCCTATGCCCGTGGTATCGACGCCTAAATAAGTGACGTTATAACGCGCAAAGGTTTTTTCAATCTCATTGACGTGATGTTGAAAATTCAGGCCGCGCCAATAATGTCGCTCAAGGCACCTAAACTTTTCTTTATCACCAATGGGTGGGGCCACGACGACTAAACATGCATTGTCACGAGTTCGAGATGGATCATAGCCCAGCCAAACTTCACGATTACCAAACGGCCTAGCATCAAGCGGCTTAAAGTCTTGCCATTTATTGGCATCAAACATCAACTTAGTGAGCACGTTAAATTTAAAGACCGAGGCGGTATCATCGACAAACACACACATATAGAGGTTGCTATAAACCTCCGGGCTATACTCCTCTTGCAGCTCTTTGGGATCGATAAGATTGCAGCCCATAGCAACAGCGGTTTCAACATCGATGATGTAACGCCACTGTTTATCGGCGCAAATTCTCCCGCCATCTTTCAACTCATTGTCAGATGGGAATTCAACAAACTGGCGAGAGCTGTTATCGCCTTTCCATTGATCGCCCGTCCAGAAAGGGTAAGCAGGGTGATTCTTGGCGCTAGGTGTAGAAAAATAGGTTTTGTTAAATCGGGTTTGTGTCGCACAGGCGGAAACAACCGCACTAACTTTAGTGAAATCCCTTATCCAAAAATATTCATCAACGTAAACATTGCCAGATCGAGACTGAGCAGAATTAGAGCTGGTTGCTAAAAAGAAAAGTTCGGCTCCATTACTTAATACGATGGGGTTACCGGTTAACTCTAACTCAAAAAATTGGCGGGCAATTTTTATAATGTATGAACGGAAAACCTCAGCCTGAGCGCGTGTAGCTGAAATGAATATTTGGTTTTCACCCGTTAGCACAGCATCTTCAAATGCTTCACCAGCACAGCCGTAGGTAAAACCCACTTGGCGCGACTTCAATACATTACGTGTTCGCGGCATCGCAGGGTCATTTTTTACCGCTCGCATCAACTTTTGATATTCAAATAGGCTATCAACCCAAATGTCGAAATCTTCAGCCGTGAGGTGTGATACATCGTTCTTGATTTTACGGCCAGGAGGTTTTTTATTGTTACCGGCTTTATCTGAACTGTTCGTTTTGCCTTTGCTCTGTGATTTACCTTGTGACGGAATTTGCTGTTCAGCATCCCCACGTTCGAGCACTGCGCGCTGCTTTTTGAGCTTTACATGCTGATTAATCAGCATGTCGAGTTCTTTTATCTGCATTCCCGACTTATCAGCAATATCAGTTAACAGCACAATACGGCGGGCGATGGCTTCGTCCACTTCTTCTTCGCGCAGCATATCGCGCCAGCTATATTTTTCAGCCCAAAAATAAATAATACGGTTGTTGGGTAAGCCGAGTTCGTCGCGGATCTCATCTGGCGTATGTCGACGTAAATACAGCCGTTTTGCAGCTTCTCGAATTTCGGGAGAGTAGGCCATTAAGCTCGCTAATCATGAATAACGTGGGTCAATGGCATCAGTGTATTCATTTGTGCATTGCGTAGAACGCACTTAAATTCGGCTCAATTCTGATTAAGCCTCTATCCGAATTGACGATAACTTTGCTCAGTGCTAACCGCAATTCAACTCGCTATGCTGACCGTCAAATGAATCAATAATGTGGCAAGTGGTCAATTCAATGAGCAAACAAACAGGATGGGTAATCGCGGCGACAGAAGGTGCGACAGTTGATGGTCGCACCATCACTAAGGCGTGGATTGATGACATGGCCGCACAGTATTCTGTTGATGAATACACCGCACTCATCTGGCCTGAACATTTCCGCTCATCATGGGCCCCGTTTGACGGTAAAAACTGGGGGGTGATTGATGAAGTCAAAGCCGCAAAGTTTAACGGAAAAGTACGTTTATTTGTCAAGCTAACCGCTAACGACTACTTACTTGATGCTAACAAAGACGGTCAAAAGCTGTTTATGTCAATTGAGCCTGACATTGATTACAAAGGCTCAGGCCGCTGTTATTTACGTGGTCTAGCTGTAACCGATACCCCCGCATCGACAGGTACCACCCGCCTTAAATTTTCTGTTGGCAATGATGCAACAGAACACGAATACAGTCAGCTTGAAACCTTAGAGTTGAATGATTTTATTCAAGGTGACACTGAGCAGCAAAATGAAAAATCTCTTTATAGCCTGTTTGCCGGATGGTTAAGAAATCAGTCTCCTAATCTGGCACCCGAAACATCTGAGGATGATCCAATGAACAAAGAACAATATGACGGCTTGATAGGTCAGTTTTCAACGCTTGGCACTCGGCTAGACAGTCTTGAAGGTCAGGTTAGCCAGTTCAGTAAGCAAACAACAGAGATAACACCACCTAAAGACGATGAAGAAACGTCACCTGCAGGCGTTGTGACTTCTGATCAGTTTTCTGTATTAGGTGAGCAGTTAACGGGCTTTTCCACCAAATTGGATAAACTCGCCACTGACTTTGCCGCGCTAAAGCTAGAGGTGCCAGGGCAAGAGCCAAATCCGGGAGGGCTGAATGAGCCTGAGAGCTGCACGGTATAAGTGCCCACAGTTCTGAATTGAACCGTCTGAACTGAACATTCATCACAGCGAGAAAGAAACATGAATTTAACCCCATTAGCTAAGGCTCACGTAAAAGAGTACTGCGCTGACATAGCAAAAAACTATCAAGTTGACGATGTACACCATCAGTTCAGTGTCACTGAGCCGATGGAACTCAAACTACGTGCTGCCATGCTCGAAGCCGTCGATTTTCTAAAACTGATTACTAATCTACCCGTTGACCAAATCCAAGGCCAAGTGGTTAAAGTGGGCAGTACATTAATTGCCACGGGCCGAAAAGAAAACGGCCGTTTTACCAGTGGCCAAGATGTTGATGGCAATACTTATCAGCTAACCGAAACTGACTCTTGCGCAGCGGTAACATGGGCGACCTTGGCTGTTTGGGCTAATGCTGGAACAGCAAAACAATTTATGAAGTTGATGAGCCAAAACGCCACAATGCGCTTTGCACTGGATAAGCTGCGGGTGGGTTTTAACGGTACATCAGTGGCAAAGACAACCGATCCAGAGGCTAGCCCATTGGGTGAAGATGTTAACAAAGGCTGGCACCAGCTTGTTAAGGAACAAGCCCCAGAGCAAATAATTACCGATCCTATTTATTTTAACCCTGATGCTGATGTCAATGCTCTGAAAGATAATGAGTATAAGACTCTTGATGCCATCGTAACCGAGCTTAAAAATACCCATATTCACGTTACATTACGCAGTGATCCTCGCTTAGTGGTCTTGATTGGTAGCGATTTAACCGCCACAGCTCAAGCCAGAATGGCCAATATGGCAGATACGCCGACAGAGCGTGTCGCAGTGCAGAAAATGGATAAAACCATCGGTGGGTTAAAGGCTTACACTCCGCCACATTTCCCTGCTAAACGTATTACCTTGTGCTTACTTAATCATCTGCATATATACACCCAAAAAGGTACTAGCCATCGTAAGTCTGAAAATGTAGAAGACCGTAAGCAGCATGAAGATAAGTATCTCCGCTGGGAAGGTTATGGCGTCGAAGAATTAGAAGGCTATGCCGCTGTCGATGAAGACGCAATGCACATTGGCGCAGCTCCTGCTCTTGTTTCTGAAGAATAAGCGCTAATAAATAGTGCCGAGAAAACTCGGCTCTATTAATCATAAACAAAAATAAATATGGGAGTGAATGATGGGTGCAATAGCGGATTATCGTAATCGAAAAATAAGCCAAGTTAATGTAAATAAGAGTGCTGACATCCCATGTATGGAAGCGCCAACGGATGTTGGCCCCGCGATGAGCATTCTTGCGACCTTATTTGGTGTCAACGTTGAATGTGCCATCGATACGGCGCAGGCATTTATCGATAGCGGAGCCCGTGTTATTGGCATCGATCCAGCGCTTAAAGGCTCAGAAAAAACGGTTATTTCAGAGGTATCAAACGGTGTGATTGATGTCATAGCCGAATGTGATATTGATGAATTAACGCATGCTGCCAGCCTTGCCAGTGACTCAGCAACCGATATAGCCGATGCGAGCTATGAGGTATCAAACAGTGCCGCCGATATTGCCGATGCAACGGCTGAGATATCTGCTGCTGCAGATGAAATAAAAGAGGTGATCAGTGAGGTAAAAAAGTCGCCGGAGGTGCCTTTATCCTCGCCATCAAAGAGCGAAATGAAGCCCGAAAAAAGCTTGAACAAGTAAGACTGTCTGGCTCGGCATGTTACGCACCGAGTTTGCATTTGCAGTTAAGTGAACTTGATGGCGACCTTAAACAGTTAAAAGCGTTTGCCAGACGACAAGACAAGATAGCCCATAAACGTGATGTGTTGCTGCCCAAATGGCAACCCATAGTTGATAAATATTTGGCCGATGTAGGCTCAAAGGAGATAGAACCCAGTGATCACCCTATTTTTGCTCGTTCTATTATTTGGCTATTTGATGTCGGCGACTTTGGACGAGCGATTGAGCTTGGCTTTAAGGCCATTGAGCTGGGCCAAGCGATGGCTGCAGGTATTCGCCGCCAGTGGCCGAGTTTTATTGCCGATACCGTTTTTGAATGGTGCGAAATACAAGCAGAGCAGGGCCACAGCGTCGAGCCTTATTTCAGCCAAGTTTTTAGCCAGGTTGCACAGCATTGGCAACTGGCTGAGCCCATTACCGCTAAGTTCTATAAGTTTAAAGGTCTTAACCTACTGCGCAGCACGAACGGCGAGGTTAAGGCGACCCAAGTGGGCGACATCAGCACCTTGCAACAAGCGGATGCCTTGCTAGAAAAAGCCGCCAGTTTGCACAAAGGCGTCGGCGTTAAAACCGTCAGAAATAAAATAGAAATGAGAATACGTGCGTTAGAAGCTTACGGCTCACAAGAGCCAAGCTAGCGTAGGGAACGACTCCCAACCCCTCCAGTGCACTGGCTGAGTGTTTAACGGGCGACCGCTAAAAACCACTGTGACGCCAACTGCACTGAACCTAATTAATGAGAGAGCTATGAGCGGATTTGGTTTTGATGCAGGTGAACAGACAAGCATTGCTATCGACACAGATAGCGGTTGGCCTGAGCTATCAACGGGTGAGTTTCGTACTCATCGCCGCATTCCAGAAACCTTTGAAGAGCAAGCTCTTGCTGATTCACTCAATCGCAGCAGCGCCGAGATCCAGCTGCAATTAACTGAGTACATTGCCGCAACAGGCAAGAATGTCCCGTTTGCACTTGGTATTGGTTTGACCCCTCACTTTAGCGACAAACAGATAAGTATTTATCGCGGCGCGGTATATGCCCGCAGTCATGCGGATTTGTTGGGGTATTTTTCTGCAGTAGACCAAAAGGAAGCGGGCAATAACAAGGCGCAAGACTCAGAACAACAAGACACGATTTTATCTCAAAGTAGCCGTGGCATTCGCTTATTACTCGGCTTAGGCCGTGTTGGAGTGGATTCACTATGAGGAACGAACCCCAGACAAAAACACAGTTGCAGCAATTAACTGAGTTCCTACTCGCCAGTTTACAGCCAGTGATTAAAGCCAACAATATCGATGCGTGGCAAGAGCGCGGCACACTAATATTAAGCGGAGAAGACAAGGGAAGCGATGGCTATCAAGTGGCCAAGTGGAAGCACAGTGCCGTTATAGCGCTTGAAGATTTTCCGCACAGAAAAATAAATCCTTATAACCTATTGGCGATGGTTGCTGCCTATATGTTGGATAGCAATTGGCCGCGTGATATTTACGGTTTAGCGGATCCTGACATTGATATCGATGTGGTGAGTAAAGACAATTCTACGGTATTAATAGAAGTGCAGCTGATGGATGACATCGATCTGATCCCTGATAACAAGGGCCCGATTCAATTTAATGATGGCCGCTATCGGGTATCGCTAGTGCCTATCAATATTGCGGAAAGCATAGATATTGCTGTCAACATAGGCGGTGAATCATGAGTCTGATTATTACCCCTAATTCACACAATGCCCTGACAGTAAAGCAGCAACTTGCCATGCTGGCACTGCCTGCCAATAAACGGATTAAATTATTAAAGCAATTAGGTCGTAGTCAGCGAGCGAAAGCGCGGCAGCGGATACGTGAACAAAAGACCGTCTACGGTCAAAAGTTTGCTCAGCGTAGTGATGGTAAAAAAAGCAAATTATTAAAACGCTTGGGTAAAACCTTAGAACCCTATGTCAAAAATGCTAATCGGCTCGAACTTAAACACAAGGCCAGCTTTACCGGACGTATTGCCGCATTACAGCAAGAAGGTGGTGCTGAACAGATGAGCAAGCAGCGCATGGCTCGTATTCACGGCAAGCCGGATTATAACGCGCTGTGTTCTCGCGCCCAAGCTCGTGCATTAGCCACTGAAGGTTATCAAATTAAACGTAAAAAAGGCCGTACTTATCGTAAAGCAAGTATTAGCGAAATCATGGCCAATGTGTCACAAGGCCAAGCCTCGCTGATTTTGCAGCAGCTGAGAAATAAACCTAAAAAACAACGCTGGAACATTCCGGTACCTGCTCGCCCATTTTTGGGTGACACCCCTGCCAATGTGCAGGCCGAATTAGCCACATTGCTCAGTCAAACGAGATAAATCAATCAAGAGGATAGCCCTATGTCATTAGGTGAAGTAACCGTAAACAATCAAAACCAAGGACAGGGTGAGGTGCAGGCCATCGAGCGGCACTTTCTGTTTGTTGGTTTAGCGGGCAATGAGGCCGAAGAAAGTCAGCTGTATTCGGTTAACGCGCAAAGTGATTTAGAAGGCATGTTCGCAGGCAGTGTACTACGAGAACAAATTATTGCCGCTCAGCTGAACGCGGGACAAAACTGGACGGCGGCGGTGTATCCACTGTCAGACAGTGAAACTATTGCTAGCGCGATTGCTCATGCGAACGAGGTGCAAAGTTTTGAGACTGTGGTGGTGTGTGATGTGCAAACAAGCGCTCAAGCTATCAGTGGCATTGCAGATGTTGTGCTTGGTTTGCAAGGCTCACATGGCCGTTGGTGCTCGGCCATTGTCGCCTTGCTAGGTATTGATAATAGCAGTGAAACATGGTCGGCCTATGAAGCCAAGATGGTAAATATTGTAGCCGATTTAGCCCTGCCGTTAGTGATACCCGTGCCACAACTTAATGGCAATAACGCGGGCGTACTGGCGGGACGTTTATGTAATCGCAGTGTCAGTATTGCCGACTCGCCTATGCGTGTTGCAACAGGCGCGGTTAACGGTTTGGGCGTGATGCCCAAGGACTCAAATGATGCGCCGTTGTCACTAGCCACGCTTAACACCTTAGCTAAAGCGCGTTTGAGTGTGCCGCAGTGGTATCCAGACATGGCGGGGGTTTACTGGGGAGACGGCTCAACTCTCGAAGCCCAAGGCGGCGATTATCAAGTGATTGAAAACCTGCGTGTGGTACATAAAGCCAGTCGTGAAGTGCGGGTACGCGCTATCAGACGGGTGGCTGACCGTATTTTTAACTCAACCCCCGCCAGTATTGAGTTAAACAAAAGCTATTTTATGCAGCCACTGCGGGCCATGAGCAAAAGCATCACAGTCGCCGGAGTGCCGTTCCCCGGTGATATTACCCCGCCGCGTGATGGCGATATTGCCATTGCGTGGATGAGTAAAACCAAAGTCACCATAGCCATGATGGTGCGGCCCTACAACAGCCCCAAATCCATTACCGTCAACATCATGTTAGATCTTAGCGTTCAGTAACGCTGAGACTAACGAAAAGTACTAGGAGCTAACATGCGTTTATCCGGAATGAATTTTAGAACCCACATGGGTGACACTCAAATACAGGTTGATAGTGCCTCGGTGACCATTACCGATAACAGCGGCGTGTCACAAACAGCCGGAGTGCCAGACGGCGCGGTCGATGGTGATGTGGCCGCAAGCGGTGAGCTAACGGTTAATGCGGCTAATTTTGCGCTAATTAGCCAGCAAGCAAAATCAGCCGGTGCATGGCGCGCAATGGAAACGTTCGACATTCAGTTTTATGCGAAAACCGCACAGGATGAAATGAAAGTCGAGTGTTTCGGTTGCCGTATTAAATTGAGCGACTTGCTCGATATCGACAGCAAGGGCGGCAGCGCCAGCTTGTTTAAAATTCCGTTTGATGTGACTAGCCCTGATTTTGTCCATATCGATGGCGTGCCGTATTTACGCCCTGAAGAAATTGAAAACATAGTTCAGTCATAGCACTGAAAAAATAGCACAGAGAATAATAATGGATGATGCAGATTTAGCAGTAAAACACCAAGAACAAGCAGAAGCAAGAGCACGGGCTCAGCGCCTTATTGCTAAGCCTGTAAAACCCAGCGCAAGTCACTGTATTGAATGTGATGAGGCCATTGCTCAAGCACGGCGGCTTGCCGTTTTAGGTGTCGAGCTGTGCATTGAGTGCCAAGAGCTTACAGAGAAAAGGGCAAATAGATGACAAAAGTTCACTTTGGCTTTATTTCAGGTTTAGAAGGTGGCCCACGCTTAACGGGCTATGTGCCGGACTCTCAGTATTCAAATTCTGGGATCACCATTGCCACGGGTTTTGATTTGGGCCAGCGCAGCGTTCAAGACTTGCAGCGTTTATTGCCTCATGCATTGGTCGCTAAATTAAATTTGTATTGTGGGCTAAAGCGGCAGGCGGCGTTATCTGTGTTAGCTCAAAAACCATTAGTGATTAATGAGGATGAAGCCTGTGCCATTGACCTGTGCGTCAAGAGTCAGCTACTTGAACAGCTCACTGAGCGCTATAACCGAGTATCTACTTTACCGTTTAATCAGTTGCCTGAGCACTGCCAAACCGTCATCGCATCGGTGGCGTTTCAGTATGGCGATTTAGCCAGTCGATGCCCTAATTTTTGGGCGCTCGCAATAGCGCAAAACTGGCCCGCCATGGATGCGGAGTTGTGTAATTTTGGTGATAGATACCCGACACGGCGCAAGCGTGAGGCTAATTATTTACGGCTGAGGAGTTAACCATGGGCTGGTTTTCACGCCTATTAGGCGGCGCTAATCCTATTGAGGCCATCGGCAAAGCGGGGGATGCGTTATTTACATCGGATGAAGAACGCCAGCAGCTAAGCAATGATCTGGCAGAGATAAAGCAAAAACCCATGCTAATGCAGGCGCTGGCTAACACTATGGCCGCGCAACATAGATCGGTATTTGTGGCGGGCGCGCGACCCTTTTTAATGTGGGTGTGTGGCTTGGGCTTTTTATTTGCCTTTGTGATTAACCCCATATTGCAATGGTTATTACCAGAACTGGGCACCCCTGAATTGCCACTCGATGTCATGATGGAATTGACTTTAGCCATGTTAGGCCTAGCAGGGTTACGCACCGTTGAAAAAATCAAAGGAGTGGCTAAATGAATCAAGTGGCAGATTGGATGATGGTCGTTATGACATTTATCAGTTTAGTGCTGGGCGTGTTAGTACCGCTATTTTTCAGCCTGACTAATGCCCATAAAAATACGGCTAAAGAGCTGAGCGAACATAAAACCCATGTGGCAGAAAACTATGCCACTAAAGATGACGTAAAAGAGCTGGGCGACCGCATGGAACGCCAGTTAAAAGACGGCATCACCGACATTAAAGAATTAATTAACAACAGGAATGCAGCATGAAGAAGCCCATTACTCTCACCATCGGTACTACAGAATTTAACTTTAACATGACAGCCAATGACCACTCGGATTATATCGATATCATCGGCCGTGGTGGTTCGTTAACGTCGGCGTCAAATAACTTTGTGATCCGCACCATCGATAAAGAGCAAAAAGAAGAGTTTAAAAAATTGCTTGCAGAGTCACCAGGCGCGGAGGTGCAAATAGCGGGGACATTAAAAGGTGAGTTCGCGCCAATTCTGGACATTGCCGTAAAAAAATAACCGCGCTGGTTGAGTCGATTGATAACAACCAGTTTGAGCAGATGTTGACCATTAGACGGCACCTGTTACCCCATGAAGATGACAGTGAGCAGTCGATAGCCCGCGCACTGTGGCTACACAAGAACAATATACAAAACCTTGAAATAGTCACCGCCAACGGGGTGAATAGGGCGTTTTCAGGTAAGTCTAATTAGTAAAGGAGAGTGAACTGTTATGAGCTTACCAAGACCTTTGATGTTCACCGTTGGGTTAGTTGACCAAATTACTAAACCCATCGCTAGAATATCGCAACAGTTCAATGGGCTGGCGTCGAACTATCAAGCAGGCACCATGCAGATGGCCACTGGCGTGGGCGGCATGGCGGCGGCAGGTTATGCGCTGCAAAGTGCCTTAATGCCAGCGATTGAAATGGACCGAGTATTGGGTGAGGTTAAATCGCTGGATGTACGAGATTCAGCCCTTAAGCAATTAGCTAATACTTCTTATGAATACGCGCTTAAATATGGCAAGTCGTCCACCGAATTTGTGAGCTCAAGTTATGACATTCAGTCGGCTATTGCCGGGCTGAGTGATGCCGATTTATCTCAGTTTACACTGGCCTCAAACGTGCTTGCTACAGCAACCAAAGCCGATGCTGGCACCATTACTAATTACATGGGCACCATGTATGGCATCTTTAAAAGCAATGCTAATGCTATGGGTAAAAGTGATTGGGTGAACCAAGTCACAGGCATGACGGCCACCGCGGTGCAAGCGTTTAAAACCACTGGTGCAGAAATGTCGGGTGCATTTACAGCTATCGGCGCAGAGGCACAAAGCGCAGGCGTTGGGATGCATGAGCAAATGGCCATTTTGGGCACGCTGCAAGCGACTATGTCGGGCAGTGAGTCAGGTACTAAGTACAAGGCGTTCTTAGCCGGAGTGGGTAAAGCACAGAAAGCATTGAACCTGCAATTTACCAATGCCCAAGGCAGTTTGCTGCCTATGGTCGACATACTGACCAAAATTAAAGGAAAGTACGGCGAAACCTTAGAGGTGGCAGAAAGTGACGCACTGGCTAAAGCCTTTGGCTCATCTGAAGCGGTATCAACGGTTAAATTACTGATGGGCGATATCGACAGTTTGTCAGGTTCAATAAATGCCCTTGGTCAGGTTAAAGGCATGGGCAAGGCTGAACAGATGGCAGCAGCTATGACCGACCAAAGCGAGCGTTTAAGCCAATCTTGGTTTGTTATTCGTGCCGCGTTTGGCTCTGCCGTGTTGCCCGCGTTTAATGAGTTTGTCGGCTGGGTAGCCGATATGGGTAAAGAGGTGTTGTGGTTTACCCAAACATTCCCCAATTTAACCCGCGTGTTGGGTTATGGTGCCATCGCGATTTTAGGCCTCGTTGCCGCTGGAGGGCTGCTTACTATGACGTGTGGCTTGTTAAAGATGAGCTATGCTGGATTGAAAATAATGCTTTCTGGATTGAAAGTCGTTGGTAATGGGCTGCTATGGGTGAAAAAAGCTCTAACGCTTTCATCTTTGGCTGGAGCTGCTGCCACAGTGATAGAAACGACCATGAGTTGGGGAATGGTGGCAGCAACTAAAGCGGCCACCGCTGCCATGTGGATTGCGAATACTGCTTCTAAGGCGTGGGCTTTAACAACGGGCGTACTTTCTGGTGTTTTTCAAGTGCTACGAACGGTCATTTGGACGGTGACAGCGGCTATGTTAGCGAATCCTATGGTATTGGTAATCGGTGCCGCAATTGTGGCTGTTAGCGCACTGGTGTATTACTGGGACGATTTAGTCGCCACCATGTCAAACTGTGAGTGGGTGCAAGGTTTAGTGAGTGTATTTAGCAATGCATGGGAATCACTAAAGGGCATGTTTATTGATTACCTGAATTGGTATATCGACAAATTGAATTATATACCTGGTGTAGAAATAGACTTGATCCCGAGCATGGGTGAAGTTGACTCTGCCGCATTGCAGTCAACCCTACCTGACGCACTTAAGAACCACAACCAACAGGCTATCCCGTCATGGATGCAGCAAACCGCCGCCAATGATATTGCGCCGCCTGTGCCTATGGTTGGCCCGTGGATGAACAGCCCGTTAGAGGCAGTATCAACCCCGTCAATGCAGCAAACCTTAGATGTATCGTCAATTAACGCTAAACCTGTGGCAAACGAGTCTATTAGTAATGTGATAAGCCCGCGCATTAATCAGCAAGCAGCAATGAGCGCACAGGCCAATAGAGTGGCCAACCAATCAAGCAGTAAGAGCCAGAGCTTTGGTGATGTGATCATTAAAAACCCACCTAAAAACTTCAGTTTGGCTGAAATTGCCGACCAACAGGAGCTAATGACCGGATGAGTACCTTAAATAAATACAGCGATTTGCTTATTGTCGACGGCGGTTTGTCGCTTGATGTCGGCGCACAGCCAAATTTAACCAATACCCGCGCCAGTATTGCGCAAGATGTTAAACATCTACTGATGGAATCGGGCCTTGTAACTAAATTGCTGGCCCAGCGTAGCGTCACCATGCGCAATGACGTGTACACCGAAATGGAATTACTGATTGAAACGGACGTTCGCTTAGTACCAGGTTCTATTAGTTTAGATACTCAATCGCCATCGCTGATTGCGATCACCGCCACGACCTATGAATTTGGTCAACTGGCAGTTAACGTAAGTAATACAGAGGTACGCTATGCCACGCCCACAGGTTGATTTTGAAAAAGTATTAGCGGCCCAAGGGGTACCGCTGACCGCTGATGCGGTAACCGCGCTGATTGAGTCGGATGTGGTGGCTGCAAATTCGATTATTTCGAATAACAGCGCCATGAGTCCGTTTTGGAAACTGTTCGCCGCCTGTGTGGTAACGCCTGTTTTATGGCTGATTAAAACTCTACTGGCCAAACATGTATTACCCGCCATGTTTACTGCCACCGCTACCGAACTCTATTTAGAGCTAAAAGCGTGGGATGTGGGGTTAGAGCGTAAATCTGCGGTAAAGACCCAAGGTAATATCAGTTTTACTAAAACAGACATCAATGCCGAGGTGGTGATTAAAGCTGGCACTAAAGTGCTGAGCGATAACAGTCTTGGCGCTGTTTATACGCTGTTAGTGCTGGCTGATACGATAATCCCAGCAAGCACGAAAACCGCCACTATTTTGTGTGAAGCTATCAGCGCGGGGGCGGGGCATAATTTAGCCTCAGGTTATTACCATGTGTTGCCAACTCAAAACGATGGGATTGCGTCTGTTAGTAATGTGGGCGATTGGATAACTCGTGCAGGCGCTGACAGTGAAAGCGATGAACAGTTGGCGCTGCGCATTCGTGATCAATTTGCCAGTGTGGGCAATTATCATATTGATGCTGTGTATCGCGGAGCCATCGCCACGTTTGCGGGTATTAGCAGTGATTTACTTTATTTTGAGCATAACGCACCACGGGGTCCGGGTACTGCTAATTGTCATGTGATGATGGATGTGGGAGAAACGCCTCAGGCCATGATTGATGACATTAATAACTACATTAATGTGCTGGGTTTTCACGGCCACGGTGATGATGTGCGGGTGCTGGCCATGGCGACGAATCCGATAGCGCTAACGCTGGATATTTGGCATAAACATAATCTATCTGTGCACGATATTGCTGATTTGTTAGTTGGCATTGAGTCACGTATTCGCGCAGCATTTCGTTACTCTGACAATCACGAGTTAATCACTCGCACCCAACCCCAAAGCGAATTTATATTCTCACTGCTGAGCAGTGAACTGCATGCCCAATTGCCGCAACTAAAAAGCATTCGGTGGGGTAATGATGACCTCATTAGTGGCCTTGAATTGCCCCGTATCAATAGCTTAGTTATTACCAATAAGGGGGCGTTTTGATGAATCATAAAGCAATCGACACTAGCCCTAAATTGCCGAAACTGGCGCCACCGTGGTGGATGGATGGGGTAACCCTGCCGTCGACGCCTGAGCCACAAGAGCCCGCCATGTTAAGCGCTGGCATGCAGTCCTTTTGGCAGCGGGTGCGAGGCTGGTTTATTTGGCCGCTAGCCCAAAAAGACCCATTAACCTGCTCATTAGAAATGCTCAATTTATTGGCGTGGGAGCGCAATATTAGCCGGGTGAAAGACGAACCAGAATGGCTCTATCGCAAACGGGTGAATTTTGCGTTTATTAATGCCCGTGATGCAGGGAGTTCACAGGGGTTTATTAATATTATGAGTCGCTTGGGTGTACCTGTGTTAGCGATTGATGAGCGTAAAAGCGGCTTGGATTGGGACGTGATATCTATTGAGTTGGATGACGCGCGAGTGTTAAACGCTGCATTGCTAGGCTCAATCATTCAAGATTATGGACGCACCTGTCGCCGCTATGAATATGTGTCAAATAAGGCCGCATCGGTACAGCTCGCGGTGAGCGAGTGCAATAACGATTATCAAACATTAACAGCGAGAGCTCACTAATGGCACGACTGACTAACACTGGCCTTAATCTGATATCGAGCGCCGTGGGTAATGGCGTTGAACTTGAGATATCCAAATTTGTCTTTGCTAATATCCCAGAGCTTGACCATACAGCGCCTGAATCTGCTGATGAGCCTATGCCAGCACTTGAACATGTAGTATTTGAGGAGGCGCCAACCCGCACAGGTATCATTGATGAAAACCGTGTCACCTACAGTTTAATAATGCCCAATTGCTGCGGTGATTTTAGTTTTAACTGGATTGGCTTGGTGCACACCCATGCAACGCTGGGCGACCAACTCGTTATGTTTGGCTATGTGCCATTAACCCAAAAAACTAAAACCAGAGGGCGGGTTTCGGGCAACGTGCTAACTCGTAATATGGTGGTTGAGTATCTGGGCATTGCGAACGCCACTCCTATTGAAGTATCAGCTGAAAGCTGGATGTTTGATTTTGGTGACGAGCTGACGCTGATTAATCAGCGGATTGATGCGATTGACTCTAGAGTATCGGTGTTAGTTGAAGAGAAAAAACTGGTTGTACTAAATGCTGATAACACGTGCAAGCCAGCTTGTCGTCATCGATTTATGACTCATAGTGAGCAGAGATTACCAATTGCAGATGACGGTAATTTAATGTCATTTGTTGTTGATTGGGCTTTAAATTTAGCCGCTGGGGACTGTCGATTAATCGCACCTATGGGGGAAAAAATTCAAATGCACGATGGTTATCATGATGATGTGTTAATTAGATCTACAGGTGTTGAATTTAGCTTATATCGAATAAATGGAGCATGGAGATTATGAGTACTGGGGTTTTACAAAGTGGAAGTCAAAAAAGAGTATTAAGAGGTAAGTATAATGGCGCTCCTGGTGTTGTTAAAATACCGCCAGTAGATGTAAATAAATCGCATGTAAACATCACCTCTGTTGCATGGACCTCAAGTGCGGGGTCAACAGCGAGCCCAAAAGTGACGGTAGGGTCGGCAGGTTCTGTGACGGTATATTTACGTGATAGCACAACCTTAGAAATTAATAATAAGGTGGCGTATCAGGGAGGTAATTCTTCGTCAACAAAATATGAAAACGTCCCAGTGTTTTGGGAAATTATAGAAGGGTAAGCCCATGAGCCAAATTGCGCTGGATGGCGAATTAATTCGCCTTAAATCATGCAAGTTAACCTTGACCATGCAACTTGCTGAGCAGGACATGTCGGGGCAAACATCCAATACGGCCAGTAGCGAACAAGGCGATAAGGCCAAGGAAATAAAAGTGACCGGCTTAATTCCGTTTACCGATAAATCCATGCTAACCCGCCTGTTTGAATTAGCATTAAGGCGCGATGATAGCGGCAATCGAAAAGTGAGCCGCATTGGATCTGATTTAGCGCGGGCGGTGAAGATTCGCCAGGTGAAATTTTGTGGTCAAATAAACGCGCCGGAACATGGATCACTGATGGCGTGGAATGTGAGTTTTCAGTTACGGGAACATGTCAGCGTGTCTGAAGTGGCCGAGGCTCGCCAAGCAAAAAATGCTGTCAAAGTGGCTCAAAATACAGAGCAAACGGCCAGCGTGATCCCCTCTGCGGCAATAACCGATGCACCGCCAGAAATCGCCATGTCATCAGCTGAACGTTTTTTACATTACATCGATAACTCATTAGGTGATGGCGATGCGGTTACATAAACGCTTAACTGTAGGCACCCAAACGCTAGAAATTGCGGATTACCGTTTAGTGTTAGAGTTATCATCAGCTGGCCGTGGGATCTTTAACGTTAAAGGCGATGTTAAGCGGGGCCAAATTGTGGCCTTTGACATAGGTTACAACAATAAGCTGCAGCGTTATTTCAGTGGCTACGTGACTAAAGTTACCCCAAGTGAAAAGGGTATGAATCGCATTGTGGTGCGGGAGTTATCCAGCATACTCGCCGAACATTTGCCGATTAATATTCGCCATGCTACCTGCAGGCAAGTCATCACCCAGTTAGCCACTGATTGCGGCTTAAGTTTTGTGCTACCCAATAACGCAGATTACCTTGATACACCCGTCCCGAACTTTACCAGCCAAGGCACGGGTTACCAGTTATTAGCCAGTATTGGCAATATATTTACCATTGCGGATTGTGTTTGGTACCAGCAACCGGACGGGCAAATTTATGTTGGCAGTTACCAAGACAGCCGCTGGCCATCAAGGCCAATAGACATAGACCATGGTTTAAGCAGCAATCAATTTGGTAATAGTTGGCAATTAATGGCCATGCCTGCAATGCGCCCTGGTGCGTTGGTGAATGGTCACTGCATCAAACAAGTCGAGCTTGAAAATGATGCCATGACATTAACGTGGACCGCCAGCAAAGCCGACGAACGCACCGAAAAGCGCAAAATAACCAATGTGTTTCCTGAGCTGGCTGGCGGCTATCATCTGCCAAGATGGGCTAAAGTTGTGAAACTGCCTGAACTGCCCACTATTGACGGTGAAAGGCACAGCGATGCATTTTATCCTCGCTATGGTGTTGATGTGCAGCTATTCGATGAAAACGGCAGTGATACCGAATTACTGTTACAAGCTGTGCCACTGCCATTATCTGGTGCAGGCAATCATGCAGGACAATTAGCGCCGCCCGCCATAGGGTCCATTGTAGAAATGGGCTTTGCTTATGGCAGACCCGATAAACCTTTTATTCGTTGTGTACTGCCCTTTGGCTGGGATTTACCCGCCATCAAACAAGGTGAGACTCGCACTCAAGTACGTGATGGCGTGTATCAACATATCGATGATAAGGGCAACTTCGAGAACAAAACCGATGAGTCACTAACCGACATCATAGGTACGTTAGCCAAGCTAACGTGTGAAACCAGAACGGTAGCCGCCAGAGCAGAGCAGTCCTATTGCAGCCCTAAAACATGGCTAGGCAGTGAAGGGGAGAACGTGCTGAAACTATTGTCAGAACTCATGGCCACCGTCAGTTCACTCGCCTCAACCTGTGCCAGCCACAACCACGGCAACAGCCCGCCACCAAATCAAGCGGGCAACTTCAGCAGCCAGTCATCACAAGCCAGCGCCCAAAAAGCCCGCCTCGACCCCATCACCAAGTAAACCAGCCCCACACCACGCCCTGAACACTCAGGGCTTTTTAATACCCAGAATAAAACCTCGAGGTAAAAGAAGGGTATTAACCCACGTAATTCATCACGCGGAATCTTTGCGCCACGGAATCCGCACTCTTCCTCCCCCTCCTGCGCGCTCTTTATCGTCATTTTTTTGCAGTTTTCTAATACTGCAGTTCATATCGCTAGCCCGCCCAGCAGTAGGGGTCTTTCGAAGATCGAAGATCTGAAAAGATCGCGGTTTATTTCAGTGTTTTTCAGTTTTAGCGGTATGAAAGGTTAGGGCCGTGAATGGCGAAACCCGCATAGGCTCTGGAATGTATCTCGATTTCGTGAGGTTTTTGTTGAAAAGGTGTTTTTCGATATAAACATTAAATCATTTAGAATCATATTGTTAAGTTAAGCGTAAACTGAAATTGGTTAGTAGTAATTAAAGCTTACAACAACTAAATATTAGTGAAAACCAACTTATTATCTTTAAGCTTGAGCACGTTTGAAGATCATCTAAATATGCATTACAGTTGGGCGGAGGTTATTTTTCCTGATTTTATATTTGATAAGTCTTTGAACACTTTTTTTAGTTGTTTTTTAGTTTCTTTTTCTTCGAAACTATCACGTCTAATAGCCCATTTAAGTACTAACCAATTAAAACTTTCAAAGAAGGAAACGTTAACTTTTTGTTTTGCATTTATGTAGCTCCTTAACATTAAGCCAATGTATAAAACTGTAGATTTATGGCTGTTATAAAGGTAAATTTCATCATAAATGTCATGCTTCATAGCGTTTGCAGCTTCTTCCCAAGAGTTTAAAGTGTATCTAATGGCTTTAGCTTCTGAAGTCAATGCATGCTCATCTTTAGCATAGTCTTCAAGAGGAAAGTCATGTCTTTTTTTAATTGCCTTAACCATAATATCAACATTATTAGCGTATTCTATGCTATTTAATAGAGATTGCTGGAAGTGTAATGAATTACTCTCTCTTGCTGTTCGTCTGATGTAAAAAATGTTTACTGCTGCGGCAGAAAGTGCAATTACTGCGGATAATATGATTGCACCAGCGGAGTAGTAATCAGAGTGAGCGTAAGAAATGCATGATAGGCCAAGTAAAAGCAGAAAAAGAAAATATACGATGATATAAAATGTGTAATTTTTTCTTCTATGCATCTTTATTTAATCCTTTAAATCTAAAGCAATAAAAAAGAGCTTCTCAGCTCTTTAACGTATTAATTAGGTTTTAATGGTTAGCTTAATAGACCCCAGTCTTCTTCTCTGTATGTTGCCATGCTTCACCTTCCTTTTATAATATATGCAAATTTCATTCTTCTAAGACGTTGAATCTGAAATTCTGCTTAATGCTACGAGTATCCATAACAAATCTATCAAGTAGATAAGCAGAATATAGATGATAAACTGCGTAGGTTCAACAATAATTTACCAATTTTCAGAAAAACAGCTAATAGCTTTTGATTAGTATCTGCGCGAACGACAGTAGACAGTGTAACTTGTGACCATCCGTGGACAAAAACTTAAAGCTGTGTGGGCAATTTGTGGACATTTAGATGTGTCAAAGGGTTAGCCTTTCGGCTAACCCTTTGTTTTAATTGGTGGAGGCGGCGGGGCTCGAACCCGCGTCCAAAAAGCCTACATCCAAGGCGCTACATGCTTAGTCTCTCTTTTGGTTAACCAAGTACACTCCGAAAGACAGGATTGCAATTGGCGAGTTCAGTACTATTTCGCGGTTCACCCCTGAACGTGGTTCCCTCGCTATCAAATGTAAGATGACCATCTAAGAACCAAACCCATTTGAAAAGTTTCGGCAAGATGGCTAGCTAGCCTAAGCTGCTAGAGAGTAGTTAGAGTCGTTTGCAACTATAACGGTGCGGCTTTTTACGAGGCCAACCGCCCCTCGGCATGCTCCCAGGGTTTCGAGAATCTTGTCGAATCCAAAATCGCCCCCAAGTACGACATCATTGTAACGCGTTGCTCACGGTTTACCAAGCTTGTTTTACAACGCGGACTATCGTTTGTTCGTTATCTAAGCGTTTTACGTGTATGACACGTTTTTAATAGCTTGTTTTAATGTTACTTAATACAGTGATGGATGAATATCGAACCACTATTCACCACGGGCTGCTTTTTTCATCGTGCGAGATTTTTCAACTTGCCACTCTCGCTCTTTGGTGTCTTCACGTTTATCGTGTTCTTTCTTACCTTTGCCTAGACCGATTTCTATTTTTACCCAAGCCCCTTTTTGCCAATACATTGAAATGGGTACAATGGTGTAACCTTGGCGATCTACCAGACCTTGGAGTTTATCGAGTTCACGACGTTTCAATAGCAGTTTACGTGATCGCATCGGATCACAGACCACATGGGTTGAAGCGGTATTCAATGGGGCTATAGTGCATCCAAAGAGGTAGGCTTCGCCGGCTCTCATAAAGACATAGCTTTCAGACAAGTTGACCTTGCCCATACGAATAGACTTGACTTCCCATCCCATTAAGGACAGACCTGCTTCCATCTTTTCTTCGAACTTATAATCGAAGGTCGCGCGTTTATTACGTGCGATAGATGCGGAGGAGTTTTTTGATTTTTTTGCATTTTTATTAGCCAT